GCATATGGTAACTTGAGAACATTGCCACAGAATGCACAGTCTGGCTCATATTCATTAGTAGCGGCTGACGTTGGAAGATTTGTTAATACGACAGCAGGTGTTACAGTACCATCTGGAACATTCTCAGTTGGCGATAACGTCACGATTTACAATAACTCAGGGTCTACAATCACTATCACTCAAGGTGGTGGTGTAACATTAAGACAAGCTGGTACATCAAACACAGGTAATAGAAGTCTTGCACTAAGAGGCGTATGTACTCTTCTATGTGTCGCTTCTAATGAGTTCGTAATCAATGGCGGAGGTTTAACTTAATATGTCTATACGAAACATGATGATTGGTGGCGCTGGCTTAAGACCACCTGGTGCACCAACAGACGTAAGTGCAACTGCGGGCAATGCACAGGCATCTGTATCGTTTTCTGCACCAGCAGATAATGGTGGTTCTGCAATCACTGGCTTTACAGTAACGTCAAGTCCTAGTGGTATTACAGGAACTGGTGCTTCGTCACCAATTACAGTTTCTGGTTTGAGCAACGGAACTGCATACACATTTACAGTTACTGCAACAAATGCTATCGGAACATCTTCTGCATCTTCTGCAAGTGGTTCTGTTACGCCGAACCCACCACCAGAGTTGTATTCTTTCACTAGTGCTACATTTACTACTAATGGATTAACCGGACAAAATGGTCCAAGCCTTGCCGAAGCCAAGGCCGGATTAACAGAAAATCCTAGCGTTGGTTGGAAAAATAACACATCATATTTCAACATGACAACTAATGGAATACAAAGATGGACAGTGCCACAAGACGCAACATATAGAATTCAAGCAACAGGCGCTAGAGGACTCACCCAATCCGGCAGCCAAGCTGGGCGTGGCACAAGAATTACTGTGGATGTGGGATTATCATCAGGTCAAATTGTAAAAATTTTGTGTGGACAGCAAGGTCAGCCTGCTTATGGTTCGTCCGCAGGTGGAGGAACTTTTGTTGCATTCGATGGCGCAACCGGTCCAATAGTTGTTGCTGGCGGAGGAGGTGGGTCATCTCATAATAATATTTTTACCCAATCAAGTGTTGATGCAAAAATAAATGAGTCCGATGCGAATGCTGGAGGAGCAGGCAATAGCGTGAACGGGTCTGGAGGACTAACTCCTTCCTCATCGGGTGGTTCTGGCGGTGCGTCTAATGGCGGTGCAGGGTTTACTGGAAATGCACAGTCATTGACCGCTAATAGAACACCACAATCATTTATAAATGGTGGTAAAGGCGGTGAGGGCCCTGCTGACGAAAACAATGACTCCATTGCTAACTCATTTGGTGGATTTGGCGGTGGCGGCGGCGGTGGAAATACTGGACCTGGCGGCGGCGGATATAATGGCGGAAACGCATCTGGATATCCTGCTGGCTTCGGCGCCGGAGACTATGACAATGGCTTTGGCGGAACATCATATGTTTCGGGAACTGTAGTTAGTCAGGAAGCAGGTGTAGGAACAGGCAGCGGTAGTGTCGTAATTACAAAACTCTAATTGAATTGTATTTCACAAAACCCACCTTCTCGGTGGGTTTTTTACTTTCTGCCTTATTATAAATAGAAGATGAAATTCATTAAGGGGCACAGTAAATGAGTACAAGCAAACCAGCATCAAGAGAAGAATTCAAACAATTCTGCCTTAGAAGACTAGGTGCGCCTCTCTTAGAGATAAACGTAGCAGATGAACAAGTTGAAGACTGCATAGAGATTGCATTTCAATATTACTACGACTATCACTATGACGCAACAGAGAAAGTCTATCTAGCACACGCAGTCACGCAAGAAGATAAAACAAACAAGTACATCACAGTACCAGACGCTATCATTGGTGTGATGAACATCTTTGACATTGGTGATAGCTATTCTACAAATAATCTTTTTAATTTGAGATATCAGATTTCTTTGAATGATTTGTATTCATTCAATACTGGTCCGTTTGCGCCATATTACATGGCATTTCAAAATGTTGCAATGGCAGAAGAATTGTTTGTCGGTAAACAATCTCTCAGATTTAATCGTCACATCAACAGAGTTTACATTGACATGTCTTGGGACACAAAAGTAACTGTCGGTGAATTCATCATCATTGAAGGCTATAAAAAGATTGATCCCGACACATTCACAGATGTGTACAATGATAGATTCTTGCAAAAGTATTGTACTGCACAAATCAAAAAACAATGGGGTGAAAACCTTAAAAAGTTTGAAGGACTTTCTATGCCAGGTGGTATCACATTTAACGGACAGAAAATCTGGGATGAAGCTACAGACGAAATTCAAGCATTAGAAGCAGAAGTCATTAGCACATATTCTTTACCAGTTACTGACATGCTAGGCTAATCACAATGGCACGTAATCGTTTTTTTAATCAATATACTCCTGTCAAACAGGAACAAAGTCTTGTTGAAGATTTAATTATAGAATCTATCAAGATTTATGGTATAGATGGTTATTACTTACCAAGAACGCACGTAAATTTAGATAAGATTTATGGTGAAGATGCGTCTATGCTTTTTGATGATGCACTTGAAATGGAATTGTATGTAAAAAGTTTTGATGGTTTTGCGGGGCAAGAAGACTTTCTTTCAAAGTTTGGTCTGCAAATTGACGAATCAGTTACATTTGTTATTTCACAAAAACGATTCACACAATCATTGAAAACATCTATCATCACAGAATACTCATATAACATGTTAACTGAAGATGGAGATGAATTGTTGAGTAACAGAAATGATGTGTCAGAGTATGACTACGATGCGATTGTGAGACCAAGAGAAGGTGACATGATTTGGATTCCTATGTTTTCAAGCATGTATGAAATTAAATTTACTCAAAACATTGAGAACTTTTTTCAATTGGGTAAACTCTACACATACGAACTCCGTTGCGACAGAATTGAATACTCTAGCGAACGTATTAACACTGACATTACTGAAATTGATGAAATCGAAGATCAATATAGTTTGTCTACTGCTAATAATGAAAAATTACTTGACGAAGACACCTTCTTATTCTTGCATGAAGACGGGACATTCATTGTCAACGAAGCTGATGTTGTTGTCGCAGCCGAGATTTCAGCCGACAACGAAGAGATTGGTCAGAAAATTATTGACGATGATATTCTAGATTTCTCAGAACAAAACCCATTCTCATTGACAAGGACTTTCTAATATGATGTTCGGACACGACTTCTATCACGGAACACTAAGACGTTACGTAATTATGTTTGGTAATTTGTTTAACGAAATTCAAGTTGACAGATACGATACTGCGGGAACTAAACTTCAAACTGTCAACGTTCCAATTGAGTATGGACCAAAACAAAAGTTTATTCAAAGAGTGACTAGCGATCCTGATTTGAATCGCCATGTTTCTACTACATTACCAAGACTTGGATTTGAGTTTACAAGCATGTCATATGCGCCTCAGCGCAAATTAAACAGCGCACATAAAATAACTAAAGGCGTAAACACTGGCGGATTAGATTTTAACTTCATGCACACACCTGTGCCATATGATTTTAATTTTTCTTTACATGCACTTTTTAGAAACACCGAAGATGGCACACAAATTGTAGAACAGATTGTGCCGTTCTTTACACCAGACTTTACTGTGACAATGAAAATGATTCCAGAGATGGCACTTAACATGGATATTCCAATTGAGTTAAACTCGGTAACTTCATCAGATACATACGAAGGAGATATGGAGTCTCGCAGAATTCAAACGTATCAATTGGATTTCACAGTTAAAGGATATTTATTTGGACCAATCAAGAAGTTCAAGTATATTGTTAGAGAAGACTTAAACACCATTGATGATGGTTCTGCAATTAACAAAGCAATCATATCTACACAAACGTTTACTGGAAACTCTGAGTTCGAAATAACAGAAACACAAACTAATGACAATGGATATAAGCCATAATGAAAAAAACTGTTGATGATAAGTTGAATGACATATTTGATGTGCAGGGTAAGATTGTTGAACAAGCATTACCCGTTATTGTTGAACAACCAAAAAAAGAAGTTGTTTCTGGTGCACCAAATGATGAATCGATTGATGCTGACTATGAATATGCGAGAGAGAATCTAAAGTCATTCATTGAACAAGGCAAAATTGCTATGGAAAATATTATCTTCTTAGCTAAAGAGGGTGAGTCTCCAAGAGCGTATGAAGTTGTTGGTCAGTTGATTAAAACATTGTCAGACACCAACAAAGATTTGTTAGACTTAGGCAAAAAAGTAAAAGACTTGAAGAATAAAAAAGATGAGACACAACAACCACAGCATGTAACAAATGCATTGTTTGTTGGTAGCACAGCAGAGTTACAGAAACTAATTGGTAAGAGATGACAGCGAAATCCTATCTAGGAAATTCTCTTTTAAAAGCATCTGGCGTACCACTCAATTTCACTAAAGAAGAAATTGAAGAATATTTAAGATGTGCTGACGATCCGATATACTTTATTGAAAGTTATTGTAAGATTGTCACGCTAGATCACGGGCTTCAGCCATTCAAACTATATGATTGCCAAAAGAATAAAGTAAAGATTATCCATGAGAATCGTAAAGTCATTCTCATGGAAGGGCGTCAGCAAGGCAAAACAACAACATCAGCGGCTTATATTCTTTGGTACACATTGTTTCAAGGAAGCAAGACTGTAGCGATTCTAGCAAATAAAGCAACAGCCGCTAGAGAAGTTTTGTATCGTTATCAAATCATGTATGAGAATCTTCCTACATGGCTTCAGCAAGGTGTCACTACATGGAACAAAGGTGACATTGCTTTAGAGAATGGCTCAATCGTATTCACAGCCGCAACAAGCGCATCTGGTATTCGTGGTAAGTCAGTTAACTTATTGTACGTTGACGAAGCCGCTATCATACCGAACAATGTAGCAGAACAATTCTTTACCTCAGTTTATCCTACGATTTCTGCTGGTGAAACAACAAAGATTCTGCTAAGTTCTACCCCACTAGGATACAACCACTTCTGGAAGTTCTGGAATGATGCAGAGAACGACAGAAATGGATTTGTCAATCTATTCATTCCGTATTGGGACATTCCTGGTCGTGATGAAAACTGGGCATCTGAACAAAGAAGATTGCTTGGTGAGTTGAAGTTCAATCAAGAGGTTCTCTGTAACTTCTTGGGTTCTAGTCTCACACTCATTGCTTCCGATTCTATTGCACAAATGTCGGCTAGTCCTATTCTTTATCAAAAAGATGGGCTTGATATTTACCAAAGTGTCGAAAAAGATCATGCGTATTGTATTGTTGCAGATACAGCAAAGGGTGTCGGTGGTGACTATTCAGCATTTCAAATATTAGACATAACTAAAATGCCATACAGAATTGTGGGTAAGTACAGAAACAATGAAATCAGCCCACTTCTATATCCATCAGTATTGTACAGAATTGGCAAAGAATACAATGAAGCATACGTTCTAATTGAAATCAATTCTTCAGAGCAAGTTGCAGAGATTCTCTATGCAGAATATGAATATGAGAATATCATTTCTGTTAGCAGAACACCACAAGGTCAAGTTGTCAATGGTGGTTTTGGTGGAAACAAAACACAGCTTGGTGTAATCACAGATAAGAAAGTTAAACGCATTGGATGCTCTAACTTCAAGTCATTGGTCGAAGAGAAAAAACTTATTATCAATGATGCTGATACTATCTCTGAAATTTCAACATTTATTGAAAAAAGAAACAGCTATTCTGCTGACGAAGGATATCACGATGACTTAGTTATGCCTCTAGTGCTATTTTCGTGGCTGACAACAAACTCATACTTTAAAGAGTTGACAAATATCAATATACGAAAAGAATTGTATGAAGCAAGAATCAAAATGATTGAAGAGGAAGTCACTCCTTTTGGATTTATAAATAATGGTGACGAAGAAAATCAATTAGTTGATGCAGGTGGGCAAGTTTGGCAAGTAGAAAACTATCGCAAATCTGATTTTTTATAAATAAATTAAACAAACCTAACATCAAAACATCATTATAACAAGGAGAATTCAATGGCTATAAGTCTAATTTCACCAGGAATCAAGATCACCGAAACAGATTTGGTGTCTTCCTCACAGTCAGTATCTTCAACCTCTGGCGGATTTTCTGGTCAGTTTCGTTGGGGTCCTATCGATAAAGCTACACAAGTTACTAATGAAACTGAATTAGTAAATCAATTTGGTAAACCAAATGCAACTAACGCAGTTGACTTTTTGTCAGCCGCTAACTTCTTGGGCTACTCTGGCTCATTGTTCGTAGTTCGTAGCGCAAACACAGCGTTGAATGCTACAGCAGAAGCAACAACTGGTTCAGGCACAGCAGGTACTGGTACATCTATTAAGAACGATGACGTATACATTAATACAACATCATTTAACGTTGGTCCATGGGCCGCTCGTTATTCTGGCGCATTAGGAAACGCACTTAAAGTTTCTGTTTGCCCAAGTTCGGCCGCTTACACTAGCGCATTAAATGGAACATTTACTGTATCAG